CTTTACTCGATCAAGCTTTTCCTCTATAAATGCCAGTTTCTCTAATAACGCATGGAACCTAGCAGCATTACTGGTGTTGCCGGGTTCTCTTTCATTGACAAACGTTCAGTATTTGGAAGGCTATTACGCTGATCGCTGCGGATTAACTGCAGCACTGCCTAGCAATCATCCCTATAAAACAGCCCCACCTTATATCTAAACATCGCCGCCGCCATCCCATGACCCACCACCGCACACTCCTACGCCAGGCCTGCGTCGCTCAGCTCATTGACGCGCTGGGGGCGGAGCCGTGACCGCCAGCAAGCGAGAGCAGATCATCGCCGCCGTGGCTGCCCTGGTGGCCACGGTGCCTGGCGCCAGCCACTGGCGCAGCCGCTCCGAAGCGATCATCCGGGCAGAAGCTCCGGCAACGGTTACAGCGCCAGCCCGCAATGTCCCGTCAGGCCCTCAGGTCAGCACCTGCAGGATCGACAACACCCTGATCATTCAGGTTGCGGTGAACACCAGGGGGGCAATCCCCGACCAGCTGGCAGACCCGATCCTGGCGGCCATCCATGCCGCGCTCATGGCTGATCGGACCATCGGCGGGTTGGCCCTAAAGATCACACCAGGCCAAACGGATTGGCAGCTTGAGAAGGGCGACCTGACCAGCTGCTGGGCGGTTCAGGATTGGATTGTGCAATACCGAACCAGCCCAGAATCCCTAGCCTGATACCAACACACCTAGAGCGGAATGGGACAGTACAGCAAACGGCTGCTCCTGGCAGCCATTGAAAGCCCCTACGGGACCAGTGCCAACCCTGGCGGCACGGCTGCAATCATGGTGAACGATGATCTCCAGATTACGCCGCTGGACGCGGATGAGCTGGAGCGCACAACGCTACAGCCGCATTTTGGTACGCGGCGCAAGTTCCTGATCAACCAAAAAGTACAGTTCAGCTTCTCGGTTGATGTTGCCGGCTCTGGTGTAGCTGGCACGGCGCCTAAGTGGGGTCGGCTGCTGCAGGCCTGTGGGTTTGGCGAGACTGTGGTAGCAAGCACCAGTGTCACCTACAACCTGAAGACGGATAACGCCGACATTGCTGGTCTAACCATTGCTGCCCACATGGATGGCCAAAAGCACCTAGCAACAGGTTGCAGGGGCTCGGCTCAGTTTATGGGCAAGGTGGACGAGTTCTTTCGCGTGATGTTCAATATGACCGGCATTTACGCGGCGCCAACGGATGTAGCGCTGCCGTCCGCAACGTTCGGCAACCATGTTGACCCGTTGCATGTCAACAACGCAAACACTACGAACCTGCTTATCAATAGCTGGAATGGCGCCTGCTTGAGCGAGTTTGATTTTAATTTGAACAACAGCATCAACTACAGGGAGCTGGTTGGTTGCACCAAGCAAGTGCGTGTGAACGATCGCCAAGGTAACGGCAAGATCGTAATTGAATCGCCATCTCTTGCAACCTTCAACGCCTTCACCGCTGCAACCACCAGCGCCGTTGGCACGGTGAGCTTTAGCCATGCTGACAGCGCTGGCGGCAGTTGCGCGGTAACGGCTCGGTGCAACTTCGGAGCGCCAACCTATGCGGATATGGACAACATCACAATGCTTGACATTCCCGTCGGCTTAGTTCCAAGCACGGCCGGCAATGATGAGTTGACGCTGGTGTTCACCTGATGGCCTTTACCATATATCCCTACAACCACCTTTTATCAGAGGCATGGGCTGGCTCCTGGCGTGCATCGGCTACGCCAGACTTCAGGGTCAACCTCTACACGGCTTTCACCTTCAACGCCACCCACACCACGAAGGCGGCGGCGGAGACTAGCGCAACACAAGTGGCGACAGGAGCCGGGTACACGCAAGACGCCAAGACCCTGGCCAATGTAACGGTGCTGGCGTATCAGACCACGGGCATCGTGTTCAACACGGATCCAATCATCTGGTATCCACCGAGTAGCACGACGCTGACCGCAAGGCACGCGCTGGTGTACGCAAATGGAACGACAGGCAATAAGCCATTCATGTACATTGACTTTGGAGAATCGAAATCGGCAGCCTCTCCACTGCCGTTTATCATCGCCCCCGCTCCTGGCGGCTGGTTCACGTTAAACTGGGCATCTTGATCACTCCCACGACACCTAACCCATGGCCTTTAAGTTAGACCAGAAGCCCCACTACAAATGGCCGGTTGAGTTTGAAGTGCCAACCGATGGCGGCACCTGGGCAAAGCAAAGCTTTGATGGTCACTTTGCCAGGCTAGGACAAGAACGAGTTGAATATCTTACAGAAAGTTACACTAGAAGGGTTGCGGATCTAAAGGCAGGTGTTGAGCTCGATGAAGAGCTAGCGGCCCTGACGCCTAAGGCTATTGCAGGAGAAATCTTGATTGGCTGGAATGGCATCTTTGACGATGATGGCAACGAGATACCTTGTACGCCGGCCACTAAGGAGCGGGTGCTTGAGGTTGAAACCGTTGCCGCTGCAGTGATTCAGGCATGGTCTAGCAGCTTGCAGGGTAGCGCTGCAAAAAAGCAAACCTCCAAGAAGCCGCGAGGTATTGGCTGAGCGGCGGCCAAAACAAGCTGGCGGATGATGCGGCTGCGCACGGCATAGATCTGCCGGCCGAGCTGCTACCCGATCCAGATTGCTGGGTCTGGCCGGAGAACTGGGAGGCCTTGCTGATGTTCCTCCGGATGGAGACGCAATGGCGCATCGGCATGAATGGCCGCGAAGGCCTCGACTACCGAGTGCTGGAGTGGCTCTTTAGCCTGTACCCAGCAGACGACCCGCGCCAACTGTTGGAGGATCTACGGGTGATCGAGGTCACGATCCTGGAGGCTGATCGCAATGGCTGAAATGTCGGCCCTGCTGCGGATCATTGCCAGGGCAGATGGCAAGGATCAGTTGGAGGGCATTGCCCGATCAATGGGCAACCTCCAGCGATCGAGCGCTAATACCACGCGGGCGCTCGAGGGCATCGCCAACTCAGCTGGCGGCCTGGCGGGCTCGATGCGATCGCTGGTGCCACTGCTCAGCGGGGCGGGCCTGGTGGCCCTGGCGCAGCGGTCGATCGAGACCGGGGACCGGCTGTGGGACCTGAGTCAGCGCACCGGCGTCAGCGTTGAGCGGCTGAGCCAGCTGAGCAAGGCGGCCCGGTTGGGCGGTACCGACATCGAAACGGTTGCCATGGCGCTGCAGCGGATGAGCCGCAGCATGGTTGCCGCCAGCGACGGATCCAGGGCGATGGCCGATCGTCAGGAGGATGCTCAGCGGCGGGCGGTGGATGCAGTCCAGCGCGGGGAACGCGCTCAGACCCAGCTCGTGCGCGAGCAGGCAGACGCCAGGCTGGCGGCGCTGGATCGCGAGAGCGATGCGCGGTTGAGAGTCCTGGGGCGCCGCTACAGGGCTGAGCTGCAGCTGTTGAGCGATCAGGCGGACGACCGGCAGGGTGAGCAGGAGCGCCAGCTACAGGCGCAGGAGGATGCCGAGACGCGCGCGGCGCAACGGCGGTTCGATGCCCAGCGGCGGGCGATCACGGCAGACAAGGCCCTGGCAGATGAGGCGCGTCAGGCCATGCTGGAGAGCCTGCGGGATCAGGAGGATCAGGCGGTTGGGGTGATTCGCGACGCCTATGCGCTGCGGTCGCGAGAGCTGCAGCGGTCATTCAGGGATCAGCGCCAGGAGCAGCAGGACGCGATTGACGACCGGCGCAGCCAGGAGGAGCGGGCGATCCGGGACTCTGTTGACCGTCGAAAATCCGGGATCAGGGCGGAGACCGATGCCACGATCGAGGGACTGAAAGCTGTGGCATTGGCCAAGATCGAGGCATTGAAGGGCGGCCCAGCCGGCGGCGAGGATATGGAGGGCCTCAACACCAGTAAGGCCGCGAACGCCTACCGAGAGCTGGGGATTGCCGTCCGCGATTCGAGGGGGCAGCTGCGGAGCAGCGGCGACGTGCTGATCGACGTGGCAAACAGGTTCCAGACCATGGCCGATGGCGTGGATAAGGCGGCCCTGGCGCAGCAGCTGTTCGGCCGCGGCGGTGCCCAGCTGATCCCGATGCTCAATGAGGGCGGGGAGGCGATCAGCAAGCTCAGGGGGATGACCAGGGAGCAAGCCGCTGCCAGCGATCAACTCAGCGACGAGATGGAGACGCTCCAGATGCGTGTAGGTGGCCTGGGCGGCAAGCTCGCGGTGGCCCTCATGCCCTCGCTGGAAGCGGTGACCAACAACCTGATTAGCATGATCGACGCCTTCAATCGACTGGATCCTGGGATGCAGGCGGCCATCGGCTACGGCGCTGCGATCGCAATCGCCTGGGGGCCCCTGATGGACATCATCATCAACACTGCCAAGGCGTTTGCTCTGCTGCAGGGTGGTATAGCGCTGCTTGCTGGCGGTGGCATTGTGGTTGGCATTAAAGCCGCTCTCGGCGGATTGCTGGCCTGGGTTGGCTCTACATTTGTTCCTGCTATGGCTGCTTTTTTCTCGGGGCCAGCGGGATGGATTGCGCTCGCTTCTGTTGCTGTTATAGGGTTGGTTGCTGTTTTTAGAGAACCTATAATCGGTTTTTTGAGTTGGTTAGGGCAAGAGGTTGCTAATGGAGTCAAGGGTTTACTGTTTGCAATTAAATCTGTTTTTGTTGATCCATTTGTAAACATTTGGAACAATACACTAAAGGAGCCTATTGCTGCGTTATGGAAATGGTTGTCGGATGTTGCAACTACGGCATTTACAGCTTTGTACGCTATTGCTTGGCAGATTTTTGTGCAGCCTTTCATCAATCTATGGGAAGATATTAAGGATCCTATCTTTAGTTTTATGGAATACATGAAAACGGCTTTTGATGTGGCGTTAAAAGCTGTAATGAAGATCTTGCATACTGTTTACGTACAGCCGTGGATTGATTTATGGAATACTGTGCTAAGGGAACCGGTTACGGCGGCTTGGGATTGGTTAAAGAAAACTTGGAGTCAAATCTCAATCTTTTTCACGAAAAACGTAACAATGCCAATATCTGACGCCTGGACTAAACTAACAACCGGATTAAAAATCGCAATGGTTAGTGTCGCAAACTTTCTCCCTAATTTATGGAACAATGTTGTTAATTCAATAAAAAGCACTTTTAACGGTTTTATTAGCAGTATTTTTGGCTCGCTTCAATCTGTAACCAACGAAATCAATAGGGCAATAGCAACATTTAATCGTTTGCCTGGCCCAGATATTACGCCTCTGCCAAATGTCAACATCCCCCGCTTTGCGACCGGCGCCTACGTCACCGGCCCGACGATCGCCCAGGTTGGCGAGGGTGGCCAGCCGGAGTACGTGATCCCCTCCAGCAGAATGGCCTCCGCCTCTGCCGCCTATCTGGGCGGGGCTCGTGGTGTTGCCGTCCTGAATGGCTCAGCCCCCGGCGGCGGCCGGCCTGTGGTGAACATCCAGACCGGCCCGGTGATGCAGCAGGCCGACGGCTCGCGATGGGTCAGTCTTGATGATGCCGCCGCCATGGTGCGCCAGGCGGTGGACCAGCTCCGCGGCGAGCTCGCCCAACCCTCAACCCGCGCGGCGCTGGGGGTCGCATGAGCCTCGCCCGTCGGCTGACCCTGCGCCTGTACGAGGGCAGCACAACCCACAAGCGCTGGCAGAACTTCTACCCAGGCATCACCCTGTCTGGCGGCTGGGCCTACCTGCCATTCGATGGTGACGGGTTCAGCGTGGCCAGCGGCGCCGATCAGGCCACCATGCAACTGAGCCTGCCAGGTGTCACCGAGGTCGCTGCAGTGATCGAGGATGCTCTGGCCCCGCCGCAGTGGCTGGCGGAAGTGCGGCTACTGGAGCTGGATCAGGCCCCGACCGCAACCGCGCCACCTGGCAGCGAGATCGAGGTGAGCCGGTTCGTGGGGCAGATCATCGGCGCCTCAGGGCATGAGACCATCACCATCTCCCTGGGGGCAGCGATCACGCCCGTGGGCGCCCAGGTGCCGCCGCGCGTGTTCTCCCCCCGCCTGACGGGTTATCCACCGCGGCTATGACCCTGATCCCCCAGCCGGCCGTAGCGGCGCTCACCAGTGGGGCGCGGGAGCAGTTCCTCCGATCGCTGCTCACCAACCCGGTCACGAACCTGACAAGCGATCAGGCGATGGCTCAGCTTGCGGCACCGATTCCCCTTGTCTGGGGCCGGCGCGATGCGACCGACGACCCAGAGGGCGAGGTCGGCGGCGTTTGGGTGGCCCCGCTGGCTACCGAGCTGCGCTTTGAGAACGACGACAGCACGATTACCGCCTACTACCAGCTGGTCCTCTCACAGGGGCAGGTGGGCGCGATCCAGTCCGGGGAGCTGTGGCAGGGCGCGCAGCAGCGCGGCACGGTGCAGCAGGCCTACAGCGGCCGGGCCGGCACCTGGACGGCCGGCAATGCGCTGCAGCAGCGCTACCGGTTCGAGACGATCACCTATCAGGCAACCCTCAGTGCCGAGCCCTGGACTGGTTGGAACTCAACCGCAAGGCGAGCGTACACATTTGAGGAGTTTGATCAGTACATACGCGCCAAGATCACGCTAACCAGTCGCGGTAACTATGTCACAGCGTTTAATGTTCAGCCGGTAAAAAGCAACATCATTCAACCGTTTGGCGGCATTGACGAAAGCTATCAAACGTCAATCTACTTCCAAACTCAGTCGGGTCGATACCTGCCAGGCTACAACTATACTACCAACCCTTCACCGACAGAGAATAGGTTCTCTGTCACCCTGCAAGAAGAAGGTATAGATTATGTGCTGACTTTATTCGGCGGCAAGCCCTTCTATCAGCCGCCAGCAAATTACGTCCTACAGATCACCGAAACCAATGCAATCCCGCTGCCACTGCCGGCGGTGGCCAATTACTGCGGAACCGGCGGGGGCAGCTACTACGGGCTGAGCACCGCATCCGTCAGCTGCACCTATCCCAACGGTTCCACCGACTGGCGGCAACAGGCCTGGGTGTTCCTGCGAGGCGGGGCTGAGGCGTCTCGGTTGATCGACACCGGCACCGGCCCCAGCCCATGGCTGCCAGACCTGGCGCGCTATCTGATGCTGGCCACCGATCGGGTCACCGCCGATCAGATCGACACTGACTCTCTGACCCTGGCGGCCCGGTTCAATCGGGCCATGGGCCTGAGGTTCAATGGGGAGATCAGGACGGCCGTCAACCTCAGGGATTTCCTGGGCAGGATCGCGCCGTTGTTCCTGCTCGAGGTCCAGGACCGCGGCGGCCGACTGGGCCTCGTGCCCGCCCATCCGGTGAACGCCAGCTACCGGCTGGACACCGAGCCGATCACACCGCTGCTCACGCTGAACGAAAGCCACATCGTCCCAGGCTCATTTCAACCTCGCTGGATCGGTGCGGCCGAGCGCCAGGCAACGGCCCTGATCATCACCTATCGGGCTCAGCCGGCCAACCAGCCGGCCTACGACCGCGTGATCGAGGTGAGGGCGGAGGGCAGCGGCGAGGCGGGGCCGTTTGAGCCCCTGGACCTTCGGGAGTTTTGCTGCAGCTACCGGCACGCCCTGGTCGTGGGCCTCTGGCGTCAGGCCCGGCGCAACTACGTCACTCACCGGTTACGGGGCCTCCAGATCCTGCCGGAGTACGACTCCACCCTGCGGAATCTCCTGGTTGGCAGCGTCATTCAGGTCAACTACCCGAGGGTGCCCAGCTATGGCGAACCATCGGTGCACAGCTACCTGTATGCGGTCGAGGCGATCCGCACCGACGCCAACGGGCAGACGACCCTAGACCTAGAGCATTTCCCGGTTGATCACGACGGCCGTTCCCTGGTGGCTCTGGATGTGATGGGCCGGCTGCCAACGGTTCAGCCGCAGCGCCTGCGGGTCGAAGGCCGGCTCCTGGCGCCGATCATTGGCAGCGGAGTGCTGATCCAGCCCGAGACGCTGCGGGTTGTGGGATCAATCAACGCAATGACAAGCGCGACTGTGATCACGCCGCCACAACGGCAGGTCATTGGCGTCCTGAATCAGCTGTATGAGAACCTTGCATATCCGTATGATCTGTTCTTGCAGTTCAACGGAGCTAACGGCAGTACTTCATTCTCGGATAGCGGCACCAACTACCTGTCGGTCACAACAGTTAGCCAGTCCGGCCAGTCGCCATCCATCAGTACAGCGGTGACCTACAACGGCGAGCCTACGGGCCTGTTCGTTGGCAATGGCTACCTGTCTATCCCGTCAAGCACGATTGATCTGGCCGGCAACAATTTCGAGGTCTCGGCGCTGGTGTATCCCAATGCTGTCAGCGCTAACCAAGTGATCGTTGGAATCTGGCCCGGTGCTGGATCGTGGCGGCTTATGTTGGTTGGCAACGTTGTCCAGTTCTGGTATAGAATTGGATCAACAGATACCAATATCTCAACCAGCGGAATCATTACCGCTCAAACCTGGCAAAAGATCCAGGCCATCCGCACCGGCACTCAGCTTGAAATCAAGGTGGATGATACCCAGGTCGCCACCGCAACAATCAGCGGCAGCATCAATTCCCCCAGCTCTGCGATCAATGTTGGCCGGAATGAGGAGAGCAATGTCTGGCACTTCAGTGGGCACCTTAAGAACATACTGATCAACACGCCATGACCACCTTCCCCTCGCTGACGCCAGCTGAGCGACTCCTGATCTCTGGCGACGTGCCGCGGGAAGCCTTCGCCTCTGCCAATGGCCGGGTGGCCATTGTGCGCCGCAGCAACGGCAGGACCGGCGATCGGCTCCAGCTTCGGTTCCAGGGCCTCACCACAGCCGAAACCCATGACCTGGCGGACCACTCCGGCGGCCATGGCCGATGGCGGCGGTTCAGCCTCCCATCCTCGATCTGGGTGGCCACCACCGACCCGACGCCATCGGGCAGCAGCTGGACCTACGCCAGCTCCCCGAGCATTGAGGAACCACCAGGCATGGGCGATGTCTCTGGCGGCTACCACAATGCCGCCGTAGAGCTCCAGCTTCAGCCCCTTCCCGCCCACGCCTGACCATGGCCGACTATCCCGACCTGATCCCCTCCAGCCGGCGCTACAGCCTCGGGGATGTGCCCGCCACGGCCAGCGAGTGGCTGGGCGCGCTGGAGGTGGTTCACCGGTTTGGCGACGCAACCACCGGGCACCGGCTGAGCCTGGCCTACGACGACGCCACCACTGACGCGGAATGGCTGACGATCCGGAACCACTGGGCAGGCCAGGAAGGCGGCACCCTGCCGTTTGCTGTGCCGGCGCAGGTGTGGTGCGGCCACACCGGCTACGGCGACGTGGTGGGCGGCATGCAGTGGCGCTACGCCAGCCCACCGCAGCGCTCTGATCGTGATGGCCGGCTAGGGGCCGGCACGGTTGAGCTGGTGGCCGAGAGGATCAGCCAGCCCCTACTCAGCGATGGCGCGGCGCCATGGTTCGGCGCGGCCGTGCCCCTGGTGGCTGAGGGTTCCGACCCGGGGCCACCGCCTCCCGTGGTGCCCGTCGGCACGCCGGAGTACGTGCTGTCGGACGTGCCGCCAGAGATCAGTGAGCGGCCGGCGGCTCCGGCGTTCGCCAGCCGCCCCTCTGCCGTGGCTGGCGGCGGGGCCACAACCAGCAACCGGTACGTACTGGGGCCTCCGGTCGGTGATCTGATCTCCCTCAACATTGACAACCGGGAACCGGACGGCTACGACCCACCAGGAGAGAACGTCGTCAATCGGCTCAGCCGCGCTCCACTGCCTGGCGATCCGCTGGACTACACGGCGCAATGCGCTAGCCCTGGTACTGCCAGGTGGTATTTCGTGCCAGATGTGGATGATGCTGCTGCATTGACGCAGGGTAAGACGGCGCAACAGATTACCGATATGTTGAAGGATGAATATGGAGTAACTGCAACCCCGGGGACAACGCTAGAAACGCTGAAAGCGCTATACGCTAAGGCCGCAGAAGCCGCAGACTATGGAATCCTGCCGGTGAAATATGACACCATTGTAAAACTTCAATCAAGGATTGACGCGGCAAAATCCAAGGGCAAGCAGCGCGGCGAGCCTATACCAATGCAAGCCGACACCAGCAACCCTGCTACGGCTCCCGCCATCTACGGCGGCGGCAGGATCCTGATAGAGGATGCCTGCGGAACATCCTACGGGAACTGGTTGCAGGTCTATCCGATTGGATCTAGCGCCTGGAAGGGCAGGACAACCGAAACGGTGATGGTTCAATTCGATTCTGATGGCAGCTGGGGAACGCTTGGCGGCGTAACACCAGTTAGCACCAGTGGATTCTTTATGGATAACAAGTTAATTTGGACATACACGGATGACGGGGAATTGTATTTAGTTGGTGGCGGTTCTCAGGCTGGCGGCACAAATGCCAGCAGGGAACCACCTGGCTTGCTGAGAACATTCAAGGTTGTTGAGGCGAATGATGAATACGGCCACACATCCGGCACGTACGCGCCAGATGGCAGTGGCGGCTGGGTCTACACGCCGCCAAGTCCCTAGGCTGTATCTGTAGCTTGGACGCCATGACAACCATCACACCTGAGGATGTTTCTGCTATTGCCGTTACGTTGTTGGCTGGCAGTGAAATCTTATCTCTACTTCCTAACGTGAAGTCCAACGGATGGATTCAGCTGATCCTGGCAGCCCTGAGGGGTATCGCAAGATGGAAATAGAGATTCCTGATGACGTACACCTTCAGATCGTTTCTCAGTTGGCCGAGCTGCGAACTGACATGAGGCACCTTCTCAGGATGGCCCAACTCCATAGCGAGGAACGCTCCAAGCTTGGGGAGCGAGTTGGCGCATTGGAGCAGGCGATCCCCAACGAGCTGGACAAGCGCCTGGGGCGGCTTGAGACTCGCAACGGTCAGCTCCTGTTACTGGGCGGGCTGGCGGTGCTGGTGTGGCCCATGATCTGGGGGGCGATCAGCAGTCGGCTCTCTGAGGCGGCACCATCTCCAGCCAGGGTGATGGTGCCGATGCGGCAGGGGCCTTAGGGGTTAGCCATCGGCCCGCTTCCGCTTGGCGTGCCGCTTCACCTTGTCGGATGCGTACCGCCTCCCGTCAGGCGTCAGCCGCTGCCAGCAGCTGGGGCACACCAACAGGTGCCGCGTGCCCCTGTGGCGGGCGCCGCAGGCCACGCAGGTCAGCCGGACAGCTGGAGGCAGCTCGTCACGCTGGCGGGCGCGGTAACTGGCCTCTGCGTTGAGCTGGGAGGCTGGGCGCGGGGATGGGGCTTCAGCTATCGGCCCGCTCCCGATCGGACAGCGAGCCAGGGCCAGGCAGTTTCAGTCATCGGCCTGGGCCTCCTGCTGGCGCGACATGGTCCGGCGGGCGGCGGCCCATTGAGCGACCGTCAGGATGCCGGGTCCCTCCGTGGTGGAGTGGAACATCTGCGCTGGGATCGTCCGCCCCCTGGCCTTGATCCGCCTCCCCCTGGCCCTGCGCGCGCGGCGCTTGCGGCCAATGGTGGGGTCCGTGCGGCGGCTCAACGGGCGCCACGCGGGGGGATGGCTGCTGTTGAGCGACAGGAGCAGGGGCCGTGTGGCAGCGGCTGAGAAGGCTTCAACCATCCGAGCTGCCGCCAGCTGGACGGCAATGCCAATCCGACCGAAACCGGCCGCCACGGCCTGGATCTGCTCGGGGGTTGGGATGGCCTGGCGGATGGGGTCAGGCATCGGCCCGCTCCTGGTCAGCCAGATCATCGGAGATGGCTTGGCGGCAATGGGCGGATGCGTGATCGTGCCAGGCGTTGGCGTAATCCATGATTTCGCGCAGCTTGGCGAGCATCCCATCCCGCTCGAAGCGAGCGGCGTAATAGGCGTCCGGACCCTGGGGGTAGAAGTCGCGGCCGTTGCAGGTTGCCGCCAGGAGTCGATCTTCGGCGGCTTGCAGGGCCTTGGAGAGGGCCTTGTATTCGGCCCTGAGGGTTTTAGCCCCAGTGCCGTTTATGTGGATTGTGGGGAGGGTCGTCATGCAAGGGGCGGTGCAGTGGGGTGGGTTGCCGGGACAGGCCCCGGCGGGTCATGGGGGGTCAGGCGGCTGCCCACCACGCATCCCGCTCTGCCCACCATCGGCGGACGTGGCGGCGAATGCGGTTGCAGCGCATTTCAGCGACTGCCCCAAACTCCATCGGGCAGTCCGGATCAGCCGGGCTAAACCGATGGAACCGGGACAAGGGAACCGGCTTGATTGGAACCGGCCCAATCCCGGAACACATTTCGCTCCAGTGCCGGCGCTCACCAGCGGCAAAGGCCTCAGCGGCACTGGGGCAGCTGAACAGATAGTTGGCGCGTTGGGTTTCGACTACGAGGATCATCGGTGGGATGGGGTGAAGGTGGGATAGTGCCGGCTAGACTCCGGCGGGCCAATGTCTGCGCCTACCAGGCGCCGCCGCCTTGCTCCCTGTACAGTCGATCTTCTTCGGTTTCGGGGCCAATGATAGAAAGAACCACTTCAGGAATCCTAAACAGAGTCATTAGCCCGGTGTATTGGTCGCCCCATACAGAAAATGGCGGCGACGTTTTACGATTAAAATCCGTTTCCCATGGATCTGGGGCTGAGGGGTATTGTGCGTCCCACCGTTGACGAGCGCAGTTGTAGGCATTGGGTGCCCAGCTGTGGTTAATCATGTTGAGGCGAGAATGTCGTGAAATGGATTGCGGGGATTGCCGACTGCTTGGCAGGCTCCCCGCGGGCCAGGGGTCAGTGCCCCGGAGGAGGCGGTTGCCTCCCGTTGATCAAACATTAACCCGCTTATGGCTGATCGGCGCCTTTCTGCTGTGCCGCTTCGCAACCCGTAGCATTCGCCAGGATCAGCCCCAGCGCTCTCCGCACCTGGCGGCGGGATCGCCCACGCACGCACAGCCCCCCGCCGCACGCCTCCCAGATCGGCTCCCCGCCGATCCCAACCACACTCAGCCGGGCCTCGGCAGACTGATCACAACGCTCTGGGCCCATGGTCAACCGATCCTGGCTTTTCATTCAGCAGTCTCCTGAATCCAGCTTCAGGCGGGAGGCGATGCTGCGCGCCCTGCGGCGGATGCCACAGGCTCAGCTCCTGGCGCAGGCGGAGCAGCTGGCGGCCGATCTGCTGGAGGCATGCACTCGCCTAGACCAGGCAGCAAGGCGCATTGCTGAGCTCGAATGCGCCGAGGCCTTGCGCGACGCGCGGCCGTTCCCTCGCAAGCCAGCGCCGCGGCACTTTCAGATGGTACGGGAGCTCCTGACAGGCCGGCCGGCAAGTTGATCACCAGCTGCTGGCCTTCGCCCACCGCCTCCACTCCTGGCGGCTTGCAGGGCACCGGCGGGGCCTTCAGTTGTTGCCTGGCGCGCCTCAGGATTTGCACGGCGCTGGAGGCGCTCACCCCCTCGGCGACTGCCGCGGCGGCGATGGTCTGCGGCTCGCAGCCGATGCCGTAGCGCCGGCGAATCAGGCCGGCCGCCAGAGGGTCGAGGGCCTCTAGTCGGTCATGCAGCTCGGCTGACCGGGGATCCTCGGGCGCATCCTCCGGAGCGGCCAACAACTCGCCCAGCGGAAACCCTTCATCTCCCACCAACCGATCGAGGCTGGCAGGGCGCCGGCCGACATTCAATGCTGCGTCAAGCTGGTCAAGCCTCAACCCCAGGGCTTCCGCCAGCTCCGGCCTGGTTGGCTCCCTGCCCAAAGTGATCACCAGCCGCTGATGTGCCCGACCCAGCTGCAGCAGCTTGTCCGAGAACGTGGCCGGCATTCGGATGGTGCGGCCGTGATCGGTCAGAGTCTTGGTGACCGATTGGCGGATCCACCAATAGGCGTAGGTGGAGAACCGGTAGCCGCGGGCTGGGTCGAACTTCTCGACAGCTCTCAGAAGCCCCTCGCTGCCACCCTGCAACAGATCCTCAATCCCGATGGCGGCCCCAATGTGGTCCCGGTACTGGGTTGCGATGGTGGCCACCATGCGCAGATTGCAAGCCACCATGCGATCCCTGGCGCGGCGACCCCGGCGGATGGTGGCGGGTGACGGGTTGGGATCGGTCAGCCATGCCTGCACCTGGCGGGCCAGGGTTAGCTCCTGCTCTGGCGTCAGGAGCTGGTGCCTGCCGGCCTGATCCATGAACCAGGCTGAGGCACTGGTCATGGCGGACCGGGTGGCGTGGCCTGGCCCCGCTCGCGGCGGCGCTCGCTTGCGCGTTCCTCAAGCTGCCAGCATATACAAGACAAGATAAAGAATACTGAAATGACGGCCATTAGTGGACTTCCTGTTATCAGGAATCCAACCATCCACACACTAGATTGAATGCTGCAATGCTGGCTATTTTTCATGGCCCTCCAGTTCGGCGGCGATGGCAAGGTGCTTGCTGCGTGTATTGCAGCGTTGCCATTGCCTGTTTGACATGGCAAGACACCCTGCTTCCTCTGGCGGCACTGGCGGCAAATCTGACTCGTCCGGCACCACCTGATCGACCAGAGCGCGAATGGCGGCGGCAATAACCAAAGGAATCGGCTCGCCATCCTGACCCATGGCAGCATCCATCACGGCCTGCGCGGCGGGGGAGAGGGGGCGGGTCATCGCTCGGCCTCCCTGCGCAGCATGGCCGCGAAATCGTCGGCCGAGGCAGTGCAGCTACCGACGGGCACTTCTCGCTGGGTGTCCAGCCAGTCGGCTACAGCGTGGATCATCGCCCCATAAACCTCGGAATGGTCGGCCATGGGGGTGTCTGCCAGCTCGCG